CGCGCCAGCGCATGCCCCAGCGCGGCGTCGTAGCGGTTGAATCCGGAGTAGTCAAGCTGCGATGCATAATCGCATACGGAAGCCAAGTACTGAACGAACTTCTGAGCGATGAATACCTGCTCCTCGCTGAGGCCTTCGGACTCGATATCAATCCTGGCTCTGGTAGCGGTGCTCGCTTCGGATTCCGTCTCGCCGGGCGCTACTACTTCCTGAGCATATGGCGAGGAGTAATCGCCGTCCAGAGCGGTTTCGATGACCTGCTGCTTCTCCACCAGCACCTTGGCCATATGCGCCGTGAGCGAATCCTGCAGCACCAGATGCTGCACCAGCACGGATTCCGGCTGCCCGATGCGATGCAGCCGGTCCTCGGCTTGGGCCACGTTAGCAGGCACCCAATCCAATTCCAGGAACACGACGTGGGATGCGGCGGTGAGTGTGATGCCGAGTCCCGCAGCCTGAATGCTGCCGATGAATGCCAATACGGATTTGTCATTTTGGAACCGATCTACGGACTCCTGCCGATCTTCGGCGCTCATTTCTCCGTAGAACAGCACGGTGGAGCCAGAACCAAGTTTCTTTTCACATAGCTCATGCAGGCCGTGAATGACATCGTGGTGGTGACAAAAGAACACGATTTTGTTTCCGCTGTCCAGGATCTCCTCAATCAGAGCAGAAGCGGCTTTGAGCGTCGCTATCCCAACCATGTGGCGCACTTTCGCCATATCGCTGAACGCCACCGTATACGCCGCCCTCAGTTCCCGCACCGCCTCTCGATACTCCTCTTCACTGCCGCTGGCCCGCATCACCAGCATTCTGCTTCTGGCCTCGGCGATGCGGTCGCTGGCGTTCTGATATGCCTTGCGCTCCGCGTCCAGCACTTTCTCGAAGCCCTCGCTGGGGACTTCGATAACCTGCCGGATCTTCGGCGGCAATTCCGTAAGCACCTGGGATTTCAGCCTGCGCACCATAAACAGGCGTCGAGCTTCAGCCTGGAGTTCCTCCAGATTCTGCGGCCCGGTGAATTCCCATCCATAGGATCCTTGCCGGTATCCCGCATAGCGAGTGTAGAAGCGCGTGCGGCTGCGGAAGTGCTCCGGTTTCTGCTGGTAGTTCAGATGCCGAGTGCAGAAGTCGACGATGTTCCAGAATTCCTGTGGCCGGTTCAGGATTGGGGTGCCGGTGAGCGCTAATCGCTTCCGAGCTTCGATGGGGCGCTGATGCACAATCCAGGATCCGGATTCCGGATCCCAGGTGCGCTTGCCCAGAATCAGCTTGGTGCGCTTGGCGTCGGGATTCTTGACGTAGTGGGCCTCATCCAGCACCAGCAAGTCCCACAGCACAGAGTGGATGTGCTCAATGTGACGGTCGATAATGTCGTAATTGATGATCACAACATGGGTTTCCGGCCACTCCACACTCGACGCCACGCCAATGGACAGTTTCCTCACCAGCCATTTGTCCATTTCCCGCGCCCAGTTGATTTTCAATGACGCCGGACAGATCACCAGCACGCGGCGGATGCTGATGTCGTAGTTGATCAGTCCAATGGCCTGAATGGTTTTGCCAAGGCCCATTTCGTCCGCAATCAGCGACGCCGGTCTCCTGGCCGCATAGGCGATGCCCGCCTTCTGGTAGGGTAGGTAGGCCAGCCCGTCCGGAACCGGGATATAGATATCCGCATCCGTCGCGGCGCTGGACTCCATCTCCTGCTTCTGGCGGCGGATGTGCGCGTTAAGTTCCTCACTTGCAGCCGCATCCGCATAGTTCTTCAGTTTCAGCGCCACCTCAGGATTGGGCGTCCACCACCGCCGCATGTTGGGGTCCCAAGACATGCCAGCCTCCTTGGGAATCGCTCTGGTGTCGTAGCCGCCCAGCCAGACGTAGCGGCCATCACGGAATGTAAGATACGTTAGGGATGCCATAATTGCCACCGAATTCGAAACTATAGGACCAGCTCGCGCAGGTCCGAAACGAAGTCCTGAACCGACTTCTCACCACGCAGCAGGCGCATCACAAGTCGCACCACGGCGCTGATTTCGCTATCGGAGGGCAGTTTCCGCGCTACGGAACCGAGCTCAGTAATAACTCTGGTGCGGGAGAAGTGGCCTCCGACGCGGGGGTGAGAATCAGAACTGGAATTCTCCTTCGCTTTCGGTTTCGGAGCCGGAGCCTCAGTAGTGATCGCTCCCACTGCGGACTCTAGCTTCCGTTCCCGCAGCAAGGCTTCTGCTCTCTCTATCGCCTGCTGCTCTCGCAGTTGAGACAGGAGATAGCCCTCGTACGCAGTAATCTGATTCCCCACCAGCTTCTGCACCTGCGTCGGTAATCGCAGCAGTCCTAGATGCTGCGATACCCAGGCCGGAGATCGCCCAAACATCTCCGCGATGCGCTTCATAGGCACGCCCCGATCCTGGAGGCGCTTGGCTATCTGGGCAACCTCAATAGGAGTGTAGTCCAGCCGGGCGCTGTTCTCCGCAATCTGCGCGTGCTCAGCGTCCACATCCGCAGGGAGCAGCATTACCAAGGCGGATCTCAGCGGCGAGTAGTCCGGCACCAGCCTCTTTTTCGCTATCAACTGCAGCGCAGCCGCGCGGCGGTGGCCGTAGACGACGCGATAGCCGGTTTTATCCTGGCGAACCCCAATGGGCTGAAGCTGGTAGCCCACTGAGATGAGATCGTCCACCATCTGCTGCACCTTGAGATCCGCTGTACGGAGATTGTCCTCCAGTATCAGCTTGGAGGGAGCCACTTTGAGTATCCGATTCGGCTGTGACACCATAGCTCACCTCCAGAACCGCAGCATGACGTAGGTCACCATAGACGACTGGTACAGCACGCCACCGCCGACTACGGAGTTGGCTCCACACTGTGGGCACTTCGCCTGCAGCACGTCCTTGCCTGCGCCGCTGACCTCGGCGCCACAGCCGATGCAGACGCCAGAATCGGCATCCGCTACCTCTTTCAGCCAGGCAAGACGTGATTCCCAATTAGATGCGGTTTCCGGTCTCATATCTCATTCGCCTCCTGCATGAGTACCAACTCCTCACACCCGTATACGGCGCGAGAGCCACAGTTGGCGCAGTAGTAGGTCTTGGCGTCCGGCTCGCGTCCAGCACCGAGTGCAGTAGCCGGAATCGGATCCGGCTTCCACATGCCGCGTGAGAGTGCGCATTGAAGGCCGCTTTTTGATCTTCACAGCGCACCTCCAATGCGAATAAGCCAGTAGCCCATAGCGATAATGCCACCGGCGAGCGCTGTCAATGCGAGTAGCGCAATGGCGAAACCACAGCCACGGTGGGAACGCTCAGTGATCACCACTTCTCCGTACCCGTACGGAGACTCATACCGCCTCTCGTATCTGCTAGTCATAATCCCTCCTCTCTCTGAATACCGATATTGACTTCATTATCGCCACTGCCAGCAGTAGCAGAATCAGAATCATCACTGGCACTGAATCTGCTTCCCGCGCCAGCGCGATGCTCAGCGCCGACACTGCGACGCCGCTGAGGAAGCCCGGAATCGCATTGCGTATTGCCGATTCCCCCTCTTCGATCACCACCCACAGCAAAGCTGCTGTGGGCGCTAGCGCCAGGTATGCCATAGCGCCCGGCGCTAGCACAAGCACTCCAGCCGTCCACGCCAGAATGGTTGCCCACATGTCGCCTCCTAGTAGTACGGTAGCCCGCGCTGGCTCCAGTACCGGCTCCGTTCCACGGCAGCACGAATGATGCCGCACAGCCGCACTGCGGCTTCATTGCGCAGATCGTGGTGCTCGTCCGCATAGCGCAGCAGCACCTGCACTATGTTGCTGACGAAGCGCTGCTGGCAGGTACGGTGGTTGTGAGTAAGGACATCGTACATGGCGTCGGAGATGGCTTCATCTCCGGAGCCATAGTACATCAGCCCAAGGATGCGGTCCATTGCGGACCGAAGCTCCTGAATCGCCTCCTCTCTCGTCATGGCTTCTCCTACCGCTTCATGCCAACGAGTCTGCCATTGGGATCGATACTGAGATCCCGATAGTAGCCACTCATCAGGCGTACCCATCCACACTCACTCCGCACCTCGTACCGCGCCGCGATGCGGCTGAGCTTCAGCCGATACCGCTTTCCCTGCTGGGTCTCATACTGATAGTGACCCCAGGAGTCACGCGTCCAGCCGTGGGATTCAGCCCACGCAACCACCTCGGCCCTGGTCATGATCGCACCTCCGCCCACGCAACCACCTCGGCCCTGGTCATGATCGCACCTCCGGCGGCTCGACGAAGCCGACATGGCGGAATACCGCCACCTTGCGGACGCTACCATCCGGCTGGTGTTCCTCCACCGACTCGCGCAGGGTGAAGGAATAGAGGGGTTGAATGCCGAGCGCCCGAAGCTCGTGCTCCAGCGCCGACATGAGATAGGGAGCGCCGCCAATCATCGCGGCGTCACAGCCGTATCCGTCGGCGATTTCGGCTAGCACTGTGGCGCGGGACATGATTTCCCGCTGCGTGGGCAGTGCCGAGAACGTAAGCAGAGCCTGAATATGCTGCTTGTTCTCCGGGGACGGTTCCACTACCCCCTGAGCTTTCTGCTCGGGGGTAGCAGTATGCTGAGTGAGATTGAGAATGCTACTGATATTCATGTTCTTTCCTCCTATTCAGATTGAGTATCGGATTCAATCGGCGGCAGCACCGGCACATCCGGTTCCGGCTGCGGTTCCGATTCCACCGCCTCTTCGTAAATGGGACGGCCCATGTCGTCCCATCCTGCCAGTTTGGGCATGGCAACCCAAACGTGAACTAGGGTCTCGTTTTGCCACGGGACCCTCCCGAAGTATTGCCGGAATCCCTGCGCTAGGGGCTCCAGCAGTGTCGCCGGAATATATGCGTAGTGCCACTCCTGGCGCAGCATCCGGAAGTCGGGTCCAAGCAGCGGTGGCGGATCCTGGCCTTCCGGCGGGACATCGAATGCCAACGCGTGCTTGCGGTTCCACATCCCAGGCACACCATAGTCAGGGCGGTAGGTGACGCCCTGATGGCTACGGTACATCGAGCACCTACCGTCGACTTCCGCCGCTACGCCACGGTAGCGGATGGTGACGGCAGTGCTGCTGCTGAGACTGCGAATGGCGTTGGTCAGACGCCTGAAAACGTGACCTTTTATTCGGTAATTCATTGTTCCTCCTCTATGTTATTGATATCAACATCCCCTCTGCCGCCAAGTCCGCGCGACGGCGGCGGGACCAGACGACATTGCGCGTCCAGTCCTTCAGCGGCGCTGCATCTCCCCGCTCGGCGGCGCGGAGATACCGCTCCTCGGCATTCCGGCTCGTGAACCCTACGAGCCGTCCGGCCTCGGTTTCATAAACCACGATGGGGCCCTCCGGATCGCAGTGATCCGGGAGCTCGTCGTAAAAGCGAACCTCGTCTCCGAAGTCCACACTGCTATCGGCTACATCCACAACCGCCAGACCACGGTCGTAGCGGGATCCATATTGATCCGCATAGTCATATGCGGAGTCGGAATCAGCAGACCCCGCCACTGGCGGATGGAGACCGGGGCTCTCCACACGTTCTGGATCCTGGGTATCAGGATCCGCTATGGGACAAACCGCATTACTCTACCTCCACAACCGACCTGATCGGCTGGAGGTCCGCCGGGAGCTCGTGATCGTTCAGCAGCAGCCACCTAGCTGCCTCTACGGCGCTGATCCACTGCGCTCGTGGACGGCTCCCGGGCCGATCATTCCACCGTACCAGATAGTACCGCCCCTTGCGAGAGCGGTACAGCGTCTGGTGGTAATAATAAGACCGTGTGTTCCGGCTGATATAATCTGAATATAACCCACTCCAATCGCGTGCCTCCTCCCAGCGGGAAGAGGCCCTCTCAGTATCGACAGTCGTCCCGTTTTTCATACGGAGACGCATTGCTTCCTCCTTGCGGTTTTCCCGCGACACTCCCGAGCCAGGAGTGTTTCGACCAGGGACCACCTGGTCTCATCAGGCGGGGAAAACAAAAATCCCCTGCCGGGGATCACTCCTCGGCAGGGGACTCAAGCGCCTGGCGCAGCAGCGCCGCGAAGGCGGATTCCGCCTCGGCGCTCTTCACCTCGGCCACGATATCGGTGAGGGTGACGGTTCCGTCACTCCCCACCGAGATGTAATATTCGGCGGGGGTGCCGTAGGTGCGTCCGCTACGGGACACACCTAGGACCGTCCCCGGCGGGGCCCAGAGCAGATACTCGGGCCCGCCGCCAGCACGGCCCGCCATGCCCTGGGCGCAGCGGCCCTGGGCCAGGATTCGGACCCCAGCGGGGAGCTCAGAGAGCACCATGGCCTGGTGCTCGTAGCGGCCCCCGCAGCGGGGGCAGTCTCCCTCCCCGTAGGGGATGTGCTTCCCCTGGGGGCATCCAGTGGCCCGGTAGGGGCCCCCGAGGGTCCAAGACCCACGGAACCCGCTCTGATCCCGGATCAGGATTAGGGCCCCGGTTCCGGGGGCCTCGGTGAGGGCGAAGCCGCCCTGGATCCCCTCAGGTGTCAGGGTGACCCCATTCGGCACGGGCACGAGCACCCGCTCGCGCCCACGTCCAGTCTCCCCGACCGCGATCATGCGGTCGGGCCCGACGTGGATTTTCGGTTCCACGTCGGAGTACCGGAATACGGTATATACACGCACACCCATCCTCCTTGCGGTTATCCCGCGACTCCCCAATGGGGAGTTTCGACCCGGGTCCGCATCCCGGGGCTCGTCAGGCGGTGGTGGTGGTGGCTACAGGGGCCGGTGGCGGTATCCGCCACGGCCGTCGGGGACGGCCATGCATGGCCCGCCGCAGGTGAAGCAGCGGACCATATCGGCTTCCGCCGGGAAGCGGCGGCCCCGGCGGTCCTCGTACACGGGGGTGACCCCCCAGGGATCGGGACCGAGAAACCGGCCCCCATCCCAATATTGGCGATGGTCGTATCCATCGCCAAAGCCCGCTGTCTCGGAGGGGAATTCCTCCCCCTCCCGGTTGGGGACCACGATCCCCCATCCGATTAACTCAAGCTTCCTTACGTACTGCATTCCTTCCTCCTTTGCGGTTTCCCGCGACGCCCCACTGGGACGTTTCGCCCCGGCACCGCAGCCGGGACTCGTCAGGCGGGGTCAGGCGTCGACGCGCCTGACCATCTCATGGGGACGCCAATTAGGCGTCCCGTTGGGCAACAAGAGGGACTTCGACAGCACGACCGTGTAGGTCGTGCCATCGGCCCGGATAGCGACCCCGGCGGTCGCCCCGTCGGGCGCTGTGGAGCCATAGGCGTACCACAGCTCCGGTTGGTCCAGGAGCCACTCAGCAGTGACCCCTTCCCAGAGGCCATCTGGCCCAGCCGCCTTTTCGAGGGCGGCGTTGATGTTTGCCGCCCACGCCTCGGCGTGGGCGCGGCGCTTCTGTTCCGCCGCTTCCTCGCGGCGGCGGATGGCGGCGGCGGTGGCGGCCTCCCACTCTGCCGCCGTGCGGACGGCAGGCGGTAGACCCCAGAACGCGTACGATCCGGCGCTCCCCTCCCAGGAGAGGAGCACCGTGGCTCCTTCATCCCCCGCCGCCTTGGCCTGGGCGGCGAGGATGTCCCGGGCCCACTCGGGCATCCGGCGGGAGAGCACATTGTGCTCTCCCTTCCGGGCACCGAGGGACTCGGTGCCATACACCACCAACTCCCGCCAACTGCCTTTGATCGGGTGGTGGCGGACAATCTCCACCACCCGCACCAGCCGGGGCTCCCGGCCCTCGGGCGGGGCCGGGATGAATCGGTGCTTGGTCCCATGATCGTTGGGGGACCACCATCCCGACGCGATCATCGGATCATCCTCCTCCAAAATGGCTTGATCCTATCGCTCAGCTCCGTCATCATTCCTCCCTAAGGTCTCAGTATGCGACATCTCTGTCGTAATGTCAATACCCACGGAGCACTTTTTAGAAACTAAATTTCCTTTGTTTTCAACGACTTGGAAGTCGCAAGGTGGTTTTCTGGTGGTAGTAGTGGATGCTGCTATCCACGCCGCGACAACTTGAACGCCCGGGCCCACTGCCGCTGTCCAGCGATCTTCCTGTTCCGCCTCCCGACTGCGGGGCGGTTTCAGATACCTCTCAGCCCGCATAGCCACAGTGTAGGGTGGCATTGATATCAAGGTCAATACTCAAGGTCAATGCCAGCGCAGTGCAAGGCGGTATTGATATTGAGGTCAATACTCAAGGTCAATGCCAGTTATAATCCGGTTATGCAATGCCCCATCTGCGGAATAGATTTCGATCCCACTGTACACCACGGCGGCTGGCAGAAGCGCTACTGTAGCCGCCGGTGCCTGTCGAAATCGGAAACCTACCGGATGAGAATCAACTACATCCGGCGCCATGCAGTGTTCCTGTTCCGCATGGCGTACCAGATGCTCACCGAGGCCAAACAGCTTGTAGACTCCATACCAGGCCATGAAATGGGCCTGCGCTTCCCGGCCCACCAGGAGCTCTGGGACTGGTATCACAAGTTCAAATGGGAAGGCGATTCCGTAGTAGTAACCAAAGCCAGCATCACTACTCACGCTCCGGATTCCCGCCGCCGAGCTTCTCGACGCGAGGGCCCCGTGGTGAATCCTGACTCTGGCTCCGCCCTCGATGTGAATCCGAAGCCTGACTCCGCCCTCGATGTGAATCCTGGTTCTGACTCCTGCTCTGAGATCGCCTCATGAATTCCGGCCTGTCCAGCAACCCGGCGTCGTAAAGCAGATCCCCATACTCCTCATC